CGCCACTTGTTGCCGTACACGCCGCCCGCACGGGCCACCAGCACGTCATCACCCGCGCTGTACGCAATACCGTCCAGCACGCGCCCGCCCTTGGTCTGGCGGTGCTCGTCGAAGCAGATCGACGCTTCGATTTTGGGGTTCTTGCCGTGGATCGACCGGCACGACACATGGCGGAACAGGGCGTTGAAATTCGTCCGCGTGAACTGGCGCCGCTCGCGCATGTCAAAGTACGCATCATCGGACACAACGTACGCAAACCGGTGCCACCAGTCGGCCTTGTCGGTCCGCGCGGCCTCGGCCCGGTCCACCTCGGCCATCACCTCGGCCACCGCACCGGCCAGCTCGGGCGTGGGGGTCAGCCGCCCGATGGTCTGCAGCATCGCCTGCTGCAGGAGTTCGTCCCGCAGGCCAGGCGTGTGCTTCGGCCCACCACGCTCGGCCACCCACTCCAAGAACCAAGCGCTGTCAAGGTCGATGCAGTGCGAGTGCAGGCAGCAGTAAGCCCGCCCGCTGGGCAGGTAACGGCCCTCGGGGTTGCCGTCGGTGTGCGCCTCGGCGTTGGGGCACACGACCCCCATCCAACCCTCGGTGTTCGGCCTACTGAGCACCAGCCCCTGCTCGGATAGCCATGTCGCCACGTCATCAGCCCCGTCATCGGACAGGCGCACGGGCCGGGGGCCCAACGACTCGACCGCCTCGGGCGTGACACCCAGACCGGCGCAGATCTCGGCCAGCGTGTACTCCCGCGAGCGGTCCCACTCCACCAGGCGCGAGGCAAACGAGTCCTTGCCGGGCTTGAAGTTGACGCTGCCAGGCAGTCGGAAATTTCTGACCGGGTTGCAGGCGCCCGCGTCGGTGTAGCCCGCAGCGGCGATGGCGTTGATGGCGCCAGCGAACTCCAGCTTGGTGGGTTGGTCACTGAAAACGTAGCCCCACTGGTAGTTACCCGCTGACGTCTCCATGATCCAGGTCGGGGCCAGCGGGGGCGTCTTGCTCTTGGTGCCGACGTCATCCAGCATCATCACCAGCACGTACTCGCAGTTGGCCGCACCGGCTGACGGTTTGCCATCAATGAATCGATCGACGATGAACGAGGCGGTGTTGCCGAACCACGCTTCTCCAGCCTTGATCCGCCGTGTGGGCAGGTACGCCGGCCAGGACGCCTTGATCGCGCCGTTGGCGTGGAACTGCATCTCCCCGTTCACCAGGCGCGGCGTCTGCCGCACGATGAGCGCCGTCTCGCCAGCAGGCGCGAGCGCGGCGAGGTACTCAATGAATTCTTGTGATGTCATTTGCCAGTTCTCCTACTTCCCGTAAACGGTCATTGTTTTGATGCCGATGCCCAGCGGCAGACCCGCCGCCCATGCTGGCGGGTTGGTCATCACCCGCTTCATCAGTTCGGTTGTTCGCGCGGGATCGCTCGTCTCGCAGACGATTTCGTCGTGGACGTGCAGGACCACATCCTCGCCCTCGCGCTCAAGCTCACGCAGCGCATGGCGCAGGATGTCATGCGCCGCGGCTTGCGTGACGTTCTCACATGCCAGACCCGGCCACAGCCGGGCGCGGGGCCACTCCTTGGCGTCAGCGGCGGGCTTCCAAGAGGCTTTGGCGTAGCTGATGCCATCGGAGTCAAGTCTTGCGTGGGGGTAGCAGAGTATGCGCCCAGACGGCAGCGCGTACCAGAGATGAGCCCCATCGAACAGGTAGGACACTCGCCCTGCCGGCACCGCCTGACCCTTGCGCCGCATCGCGCCCATGTAGGCCCGCTCAAGATCCGACCAGAACAGCGGCGCCCACGGGTTCGCCTTGCGCCAGGCGTTGACCATCCGCTTGGCCTCATGCTCGGGCAGGTTCACGTTGTACACCCGCCCCATCGCGGCGAACGCGCCCACGCCGCCACCGAACCCGCAGGCGAGTTCCTGCACCTTGCCGATCTGGCGCTGGCCGGTGGCCGCAGCGTCCTCGGCCTCGTAGCCGGCCAAGATGGCGTCGTATGTGGTGCCGAACGTAGCGGCAGCGTTGACGATATAGGCGTCCAACCCACGGCGGAACGCCTCCAGTTTGGCGTCACCCGCAGGCGTTGCGGCCAGCCACGGGTTCACGCGGCCTTCGATGGCCGACCAGTCAGCGACGACGAACTGCTTACCCGCTGCCGGGATCAGCGCAGGCCGCAGCATCCCCTTCAGGACGTCGGTGACGCGCTTGCCAAACGCAGGAACGATCTGATGTCCACGGCACATCGCATGACGGACGGCCTGCGGATCTTTGGCGACCTTGCGGGCGAAGTTGTGGACTTGCAGGCCGTAGCTGGACGCCCGGCCCGTGGCAGCACCGCCACCAAAAACGAACGCGCCGCGCACACGGTGATCCTCGACATCCGCAAGCGCGGCCATACGGACGAATTTGGCGACCGACGACGCCCAGAGGTCGTCTGCGCACTGGATAACGGTCGCCGCGTCAGGGGGTACTTCATCAGGATTCTCCTCTGCTAGGATCAGCAGTGCGGCACGGACGGTCTTGTCGATGGACTGCTTTTCTTCGCCGTCTTTGTGAACCGTCATCAAGCCGCGCGCCTCGGGGCCAACGCGCTCCCATACCCACTCGCGCATGCGGGGTGAGCGCACCGATGTGATCTCGCCGTCCGTCACCTCGCGCACCTCCTGCTGGATGGCGTCGAGTTCTTCCACAGCGTAGGCCTGCGCGGCCTTGGCGAGGTCTACGTCCACCAGCACGCCGCGGTCGTTGATGCGCTCGTTCGCCCAGTAGTCGGACAACTCCTCGGCGGACAGCGGGCGCAGGGCCTTGCTGATGGCCCGCATCGCACGCACGTCTTGAGCGCAGTATTCAAACAGGTCGGCCAGGTCTTGCTCGGTGTGCTTGAACGGCGGGATGCAGCACTTGCGCACCAGCGCAGCGCCCTTGTGATCCTTGCGCATACTGGCGCCGGCAAACCGCCCCACGTCCTCCAGCGAACCCGGCGCGCAGTTGGCGCGGGCCTGCGCGGCGGTGCAGTAGAACTGCTCCAGCTTGGGCACGGGCGCGTTGTGGTCTGACCACAGCACATACGTCCAGATCAGCCGCTCAAAGGCGGCGTTGTGAGCGTAGACGCGCTCACCGGCCAGCACGGCCTGCCGAACTGATTTTGGAAATTCTTGGCTCGGTTGCCAAATTTGCACCTCCTCATCGTCATGCGCATACGCCATGCACAGCACTTCTGTGCTCGCGTCCTGCGCGTAGTTGTAAACGCCCGCGACCGTGAGGTCGCAGGCGCTGCGGGTTTCAAAATCAATCCAGATGGGCATAAAAAAGATGGCCCCGAAGGGCCATCCTCACTCTCAGGCCGCGCGACGACGACGGCCAGTCGGTGCCGGCTCGGCGGCGGGCTCCTCGGCAGGCTCGACGGCTTCGTCAGCCGCGCCGTCCATGCCGACCCAATGCTGCACCTTGAACTCGGGCGTGTAGACGCGCCCGTAGCTCTTGTGCTGGTAGTGATCCTTCCCGAGAACGATCACCGGCACCGGCTTGGTCTGGTCCTTCTCCACCTGAGTGGCGATCTCGACCGCCAGCGTCTGCACTGCGCGCTTGCCGCCGACAGAAGTCACGGTGTACCGCGCCTCCATGCCGGCATCTTCGCCGCTGACGCACTTCAGGCTGAACCCGACCTGAGCCTCCCAACCCCGCTTGGCGCCGGGGGGCGCCACGTCGAGTTCGGGCAGCGGCTGGGTGATGCCGACCATCTTCTCACCCAGCACCTCCCCTTCTCCCCACGCAATAAAGCCGTGGACAAAACTGAACGGATTGACGGCCCACAGAGAGCCGTCTTCCACCTCGGTCTGGTCGGCGCCAAACACCCAGTGGCCCGTCTTGTCCATCTTCACGATGACGGTGGCAGAGCCCACGTCAGGTGCGATGGCGCGAAGGGCCGTGGACAGGGAAGAAACTGCCGGCAGACCGGCTTGAGAGAACGCAACGATATTGGACACGATTGAACCTTTCATTTCAGTTTAGAAAGGGCAGCAACCAACTGCTGCCCGATGAGCACCGCCGCTGGCCGGGGATCATTCTCCGGTGCGAGGGTGTTGCCGGACGAGACGCTCACCACTTGGTTTGTGGGGAACTCCACGCCGTGCTCCTTGCAGACCTTCTCCATCTGAGCAGGACTGCGCAATTTGATTTCTTGGTAGACAGTGGGGTCAATGCCGGCGTTGAGCCACAAAACGTGCATCGCCTTGTCATCCACCCACTGACGGGTCGCCCGCTTGGGCACCAGTTTATAGCCTGGCACCGGCATGCCCTTCTCCAGTCGCGCCTGCGCCAGCTTGCGAGCGTCAGCGATGAAGTCCTCCAGCCGCTCGGCCAGCGCCAGCGCCTGGCCCAGCGCCTCAGGGTCTACCGTGGCCAGCGCCGTGTGGGTCACACGGTCCACTGCACCGCTGACTTGCGGGCAGATCGGCTTGGCGGTACACCAGCGGCAGTGGTCACCGATGACGACGGGCGCGTCGGGCCGCTTGGCGGCTTGCACGGCCACGACCAGTTCACGCTCGAACTGATCAATGCGTTTCCAGGTCGTCACCCAGCGGCGCACATGGGGCGGCTGGACGATGATGATCTCCACCTCACTGGTGCCGTTCAGCGCCCAGTACAGGCCGCTGGTCTTCTTGGCCGCCGCGGCGTAGAACAGGCCCTGCTCACTTTCTTCGGCCTCGACCATCACGCCATCACCGAACTTCCAGTCCAGCACGACAGCGCGGTCGCCGATGCGCCCGATCAGATCAGCCTTGCCGAACACGCCTTCCAGCGCCTTGACGCCCTCAAACTCGACCTCGACCTCTTGAACGAACTGCATCTTCTGCTCGGGGTCGATCTGGTCAAGCGCGTCGAGACAGAACTGCAGCTTCTCGGCCTGCTCGGGCGACAGGTTGTGCTTGGCGATCACGTCGCCCATCTCGCCGTCGGCCAGCAGGTCTTCCATGCAGCCGTGCAGCAGGGTGCCCTCTTCGGCGTACTTGGACGACGCCTGCGGCGGCATCTTGGCAACGAGCGCCACGCTGCCTGGGCAGTTGATGACGCGCTTGGCGGTGGAGCCGCCGACTACTTTACTGTGCTGCATCACTCGTTCCTCGCTTTCAGCATGGCGTCGGCCATGAAGTAAGCGTCCCCGGCAACATCGTCAGCCCACGTAACCCCTTCGTATATGGGGTGTCCAAGACCGCAATCGACCACCGTAGCAAAAGAGGTCTCAGATTCCTCGTTTACCGTAGTCCTCGCTTGGATTATTGATTGCATCGCCTTGGCCGCGAAGTAATCTCGCAGCATCATGCCCTCTTCTTGGCCGTTCATGCGTGTTGACGGAAACGCCGGCCCGCTTTTGTCTTCCATGATTGAACTCCAGTGACGTGATGAGGACCGCAGTGTAGCCGACAAAAAAGACTTGCACAAGACTTTTTTCCGCTATAAAGTTACGGACATGGACAAACACAAAATTTCGGAGAAGCCGATGCTTGAGAAAGATGTCGAACGCAGGCTGGTCAAGGGCGTAGAAGCCCTCGGCGGCAAAGCGTACAAGTTCGTCAGCCCCGCCCACCGTGGTGTGGCCGACCGTTTGGTCGTGCTGCCAGGTGGGCGCGTGTTGTTCGTGGAGGTCAAGACCGACAACGGCAAGTTGTCGCCGTTGCAGGAAGTGTTCAAGCGCGAAGCGCAAGCACTGGGCTGCAACTACTGCTGCGTTTACGGCGCCGCAGATG